ATATCTTTCCCCTTATGCAATGCCAGCCGGGTACAGGCCAGCATCACTCCATCAGTGTTGCGCCGTAACGGCCGCGTCGGGTGTCTCTGAAGTCGCCCCAGACCTCTACAACAGGCCGGGTGACGATGATTTGTGGCAGAGGAGGTCGCTTAGCCATCTCCTCATGCTCTCTGCGTTTCAGCTCAGCCAGGTAAGCATCCTCTCTGCGCTGAGGTGTCAGCAGCTGCGGGTGGTCATGTCCTGATTCCTGTGCTGCTAAGGCCGCCAGAACGCCATTCAGCACTTCCTGTTTGCGGCGCTTAATCTCTTCGTCAGCGCCGTTGATGCGTGACGAATGCGCCGGATATACCGGTGATGGGTTCATGGTGCGGCCTTATTGGTGGGTTAAATCAGAATGGGGGCTCTTCGTCGAAGTCCATTGGAGGTTCGTTGTTAGCTGGCGCACTCTGGCGCTGCAGCTGATTTCTGGCCTGCTGCATTCCGCCTGAACCTCTGCTCTGCTGAGCTCTCGGCTGCTGGCCTGCTTCCTGTTTCCCACCAAGCATCTGCATAACGCCACCGACGTTCACCACAATCTCAGTCGTGTATTTGTCCTGCCCTGACTGGTCCTGCCATTTACGGGTGCGCAGCTTTCCCTCAATGTAGACCTGCGATCCTTTTCTGAGGTATTCGCCAGCAACCTCAGCCAGCTTTCCGAACAGCACCACCCGGTGCCATTCTGTCTGCTCTTTGTTCTCGCCGGTCTGCTTATCACGCCATGATTCGGATGTTGCGATGCTCAGGTTGGCTACCGCGCCGCCTGATGGTTGATAGCGAATCTCCGGATCCTGCCCGAGGTTGCCGACCAGGATGACTTTGTTAACGCCTTTGCTGCTCATTTATGCCGCCTTTTTAAGTTCTGCGCCGCGCACTTTGTACACGTCAACGCACTTCTGTTGATGTTCAGCAGAGGACGCGAGAGCATTCCATGCTGGCTTGTAAATCGCAGTCAGGGCTGCAAGCGTCGGGCATTCAGCTGCCTGAGCGGTAAATTCAGCGAGAATCTCATCAGGGCTACGTGGTGCCGGCTGGTGAATCTCTGCGTCCGGATCCATTGCGGTTTGTTCTGTTGGGATGCAGAACGTCTGGAAAGCAGCGTACTTGTAGGCGATAGACATAGCCTTATTGGTTGCCTTATCGCCGCTGTCCATGGCTTCACCGTAGGTCACCACGGTGTGCTTACTGCCATCTTCTACAGCCACAAAATCGAACTCAGCTTTCACCACTACATAAAACAGCACGCCGCCATTTTTAGTCGCTCGCTCGGTTACGGTTCTTTCGGTGATCCGCGGAAGGATTACCAGTCCATGTTTCGCCAGCATCGGCGCCAGAGCGTTGTACACCTGGTCAATACCGCGAAAGTTAAAGCCCTGCTGACGGTTCTCGCGGTCTTTGCTGATTCCTTGCTCTGCCATCTCACTGGCCACAGCACTGATAGCCTTATAAACGCTCATGCGCTCCTCCCATTGCTTCAAACTGGCGTTCGGTGCGGTAATCTGCGTTGGCTTCAATCTGCGCCTGCTCTGCAGTCATGTTGTCCAGCGCTTCGCCTAACATGCCTTTCATGAACTCGATGAAGTAGAAATCCGGATCAACAATCATGATGTCGCCTTTGGGTAGGTAGTGGATATGTACCGGCGCGTGGTCGCAGCCAGCTGATTAAGGTGCGCCGCAGACTCTCGGTCTCCGCTGCATCGACTCTCTCTGGCCAGCAGCAGGTAATGCCGGTGCCATGACACAAGCGCCGTTCTTGATTGGGGGAACTTCACAGCATCGCCCTCCGCAGTAAACGCATTGCCATAGCCCACTTAGCTTTGTCGCTGTAGAGATGGGCCTCTCTGGAAAGCTCCTGTGCTTTCGTGAAGTAGCGTGATTTCATTTGATGCCTCTCTGGCTCATGGCGTTTAACAGGCTGCGGGCTGCAGCACGCATGCGGCGGGTGATACGTTCTAACTGTGATTCTTCGAGCTGAGCAGCGCCCACGATGGCGCCGCCCGCGATGGCATAGTTCATCGTGGGTCCTTAAAATTGGTTGGTTATTGGTGTTAAAAAAAAGCCCAGCATTGCGCCGGGCATAGGGGTGAAACGTTCTGGTTATGGAAGCCCTCTAAGGCGGTGGTGCGTAGCACCTCAAAGCCGTCTGAGCAGACAGCTTTACGGTGTCACTCAGTAACCGGAATATTCACGCAACGCCTCAATGTGCGCTTCAATTACCAATATCTGGTCATATGCCTTATCGCTAACGCCCATTTCTTTAATTTCATCCAGCTTGCTCGCGATGACACGTAACTGCTCAGTCTGCCATTCGGGATCGTTTGCTTCCGGGATTTCGATTTCCAGAGCCATCATGTTCACACCCTTATCAGTAGTTGACGCCAAGACCGGGAACCTTGCCTTCGGCGATAGCGTCATAAAGATTACTGACGTCATCAAAGTCTCTGCCGCCATTTGGGAAATACTCCTGCATCACGGCAACGGCCGCTTCTTTCTTTTCTTCGATGCAAACCTGCTTGATGTCTTTAGTCATGACTCTCTCCTGTAGTGGTTACTGGCCCAATGCCTTGCTAATGACGGCGCGTGCATATAACAAAGCAAGGTTATCGATGCTGGCTTCATGTTCGTAAGCAGTGACCATGTTCTGAATCGCCTCAAGAAGCTCTGCGTTAATGTCTGAGAGACGCTTAATTTCCTTTCTCTGGCTAGCTACAACGCTCAAATTCATCTTCAACCTTTTGCTATAAACCCCAGCACCATCAGCACGATAAACACTAACCAACCGCAGTAGTAATCAACGTCGCTCATCATGGTGCCTCCAGATATGAAAAAGGCTGCGGTTTAGGCAGGCTGTTGTGCTTCCCGACATTGCCGGTTTAGCTTATTGAACACATCCCGAAAGGTGGGGTATTCGTCTTTTGAAACCTTACTCAGATAGCGATGGCCGATGATTCCGGTTTCCTCATCAAAAACGATGCGTGCACTGTTGACGCCAACCACGAAGAAGAAGCGCGGGTGCTTTCGCCACTGAGTGATCAGGCCATCATTAATCGCCTGCTGAAGGTAGGTGGGCAGCTCAACCAGGCTTGCGTTCGCTATTTTTGTTTGCTCGCGTTCAATAGCGTCCTTAGTGCGCTGAATACTGTCCCGTAGCGCTCTCAGTGCGTCACTCTGCTTATCCCACTTATTCAGCATTGCGCGACCATTGCGCTTGTCGTTGAGTGGCTGTCCGTTCGCCTGAGCTACAGTGTCGAAGTGGTTTTGCAGGCGCTCATCAAACCGCGCCTCTTTCTTAGCGAGAGACGCTTTCAAAATCTCAAGCCGCTTACTCATCTCTTACCTCGCCGTTACGTTGTCTTTAGATTTGCGATAGCCAGCACTGAAGATGGCTACCTGTGGTAAGCACATGGCTGCGCTCTCATGCTTCTCACGCAGACTAGGCGCTGATGTGGCGCGAGCTACGTTTAAGCTGCATCCGGCGCTCGCTACTGCAATCTTTCTCGCTAAGCGGGCATCGGCATGCTGTTGTTCCTGCTGCGCGGCACGGCGTGCTCTGCGGCGATTTCTGGCGTTATCAGAGGCCAGAATTGTGATGACTACTGTCATGGTGTACCTCCAGTAATTGGCTTTGGTGATTGGATGGCCGGTGCTGATCTCCGGCTTTGCGGTTATCGATGAGCGTGTTTTTTCCTACCGCCAAAGAATGGGACTTCCACCCATTTAATCCCTCAACCAACTCGCGCATCAGCCTGCGCATTCATCCAATCCCAAAGCCAACTTCTCTTTGGTTCCCCGCATCTCTGCGGAGACAAACCCCATCAATGTTAAAGAGCGTCGGCGTCCTGCCGTTTGTTGCTGTGCTTCGTGCTGATGGAGTTAGAATATGCGTCATACACATATGCGTCAAGCGCATATTTAAGGGTAAAGGCGGGTTTTTGGCTCAATTTAAATCAAGCCATTGTTTTGGAATGGGATTTATTTTTATGGAGGAAATGCGACAGGCACAAAAAAGCCCGCATATAGCGGGCTATGTTGAAAAGGGGAGGTTATCCGTGGCGTCTGAACTGCTGTGACTGGCTGAGCATCACCCGGCCGGCGACATGGAGCATAGATAGCTCCTCTTCAGAGATAGACCACTCACGGTAACGAGGGTTGTCAGAGATGACGATGATCTCACTCTTAACTTTCTGCAGGCGCTTAACAAACATATCGCCATTAAAGTCGAATACGTAAATTCCATCGCCATCAAACGCGCTTACTGCCACGTCTACAAAGATAAGGTCACCGGGCTCTATCGTCCCCTCCATGCTGTCGCCGCGAACGTTGATCAGCTTTACGGAGGTTTCTGGCCGGTTGCCGAATATCACTCGAGCCTGGTCCGGCACATATTCAATAGACCTTATGACTTCAACAATGTCTTTAGACGGTGAGCCATCTCCGGCGCTTGCAGAAACGTCAAGAACATCAATCCTGTACACATCTTTTCTCCCCTTTTTTATAATGGAACTTACACTGTATGAATCTACAGTATCATTAGCCTCATTAGAAGAGAATAGCTCAGAAACAGGAACTGATAGGGCCTCTGCAATTTTGTGTAGCAGACCATCACTATACCCCTGCATGCCGCGCTCAAGGCGTGACAGGTTACCCACATCGCTATCTACGCGCAGGGCCAGCTCACTCAGGGTCATCTTATTCGCTTTGCGAATCTGTCTAATTTTATCGCCTATTTTCATGGCGGATATTTAACCTTTTTTTATGCGTATCACGCAAAGCGCCTTGCGCATATTTTCTAATTCGCATATTATGCGTATAGCGCATTACGGAGGTGCATTATGACAACGCCATTACGGAAAATGCGTGTAGAGAAAAAACTGACAATTTCCGAAGTTGCCATCGCCACACAGTTGGATGTAGGCAACCTCAGCCGGATCGAGCGAGGAATGCAGGTTCCTTCACTCGAAACGGCGGAGAAATTATCCCGGTTCTTCAAAGGGAAGATTACCGAGATGCAGATTCTCTACCCGCAGCGATACATGAAGTCGGCTGATACAGCAGCCTAAGCAATACCGCTCTTTAACACTCTGAAGCCGCTCCCGCCGCAATGCTGGAGCAAAACACACGGTGAGTTGCCGATCGCAACATCACGCAATTTTTTAATGACAGGAAATATACGCAATGCAGCACGCAAGAAATAGCAAGTTGATCAACGAAGTAGAAACCGAGTTACGCAGCCGTCTGACACACAAAGGCCAGCGCGTTCTGGCTGATGAAGCCGGATGGCATGAATCGAAGGTAAGCCGCTTAAACCTGCGCGATATGGCGACGGTGTTTGTGCTGCTGGAAAAGGTTTGGGAAACGAGCCTGATAGCAGAGGTAGCCAGACAAGCGGTAGCTGCTGCGATGGGAAAAGAAAAAGCCCCGAAGAACTGCGAATTCTTCGAGGCCTGATGCGAAATGACTGGATCAATTCACAGGAGTAATTATGCACTTAGGAGCAATTGAAAAGCAACCCGGCATTCTGGAAGAAATGCTTATACCAAGCGATTTCCGGATGGCTGGCTGGGTATACGTTCTCAGCAATGAATTTATGCCTGGGATCTACAAAGTTGGGATGACCACTACCAGCCCGGAAACCAGAGCGAAAGAGCTATCTTCGGCAACCGGGGTTCCCATCCCGTTCAAAATAGAGGCCGCATTCCATTGCGAAGACCCAGCAAAGTCTGAAGCCTCCATACATGAGGCGTTGGCTGGCTTCCGTGTTAATGCGTCTCGTGAGTTCTTCAACGAGGAGCTGGAAGAAATTATTTATGAAGCAGAGGAGCACTGTCAGGCCGCCACTAACGCTCCCGTTGAGGAATTGGCTGACACATACGATGTTGTCTGCTTCGAGACCCTAAATAACCTGAATCTGCCAGATCTGTTTGAGGATATAGGCATTGATGTTTTCGGTAACCGACTTGCAGTTGCTGACAGGCTTATCAGGTTCGGTGCTGAAATGATGAAGCGAGAGCTGTTTGACCAAAACTGCTCCCTTGTCCTTCATGACGGAAAAGCCTACGGGATAGAGGCATCGAATTACTCTCACTACCGAAGAGTAACCGAAGAAATAGAGGCGCATAAAAGACAGCTGATTGAGGCTGGAATATACGGTCCTCAGTTGCCTCCAGTTGATGACCCCATACCTTTTTGATCCGGACTAATTATGAGCATGAATTTAATGGCTAAAGCCATGGGTATCAGAGTTGGCAATCCATTGAGGAAGCTCGTACTGATTAAGCTGGCGGATAACGCCAACGATAAAGGTGAATGCTGGCCTTCTTACCAGCATATTGCTGACCAGTGCGAGATCGGACGGTCAACAGTTAAAAACCATATCAGGGCGCTGGAAGATATGGGGATTCTTAGAAGGGAGTTCCGCAGAAACGGAGAGATAAATCAGTCCAATCTGTTTTATCTCACACTCGATAATCCCGTTAAAAACCGCATAGAAGATACTGGGGCATCAGATGACCCCGGTCAGGATGTGCCCGAGGGGGTGGGGCAGGAGATGACCGGGGGTGGGGCACCAGATGACCGAGGGGGTGGGGCACCAGATGACCCCATAACCAGTCACTCTTTTGAACCAGTCATTGAACCTAAAGAAACACCAGTCGCTAAAGCTCCTCTTCCTGAAGCAGTTCAACTTTCTCAATACGCATTTGAAGGCGATGTGATCAGGCTCAACCATGCTGACTTTGCAAAATGGCTGTCGCTCTACAAAAACATCGACCTCGCCTACGAACTGCAGCGGCTGGATATCGAATTCAGCCATGAGAAGCCCAAAAACTGGTTTTACGCGGCTAGCCAAAAGCTCAGCTATCAAAACAAGAATGCGGCATCACGACCTGTTAAGCAGGCGGTTAACGCCCCACAGCAACACTGGAACAGCCGCGAAGCTTGGGAGAATGAATTCCTATGAGAAATCTCGTATCAGCAATTCAGAACCGCGATGCAGGAGCAATGGCCCGCATTGCAGGAGACGGGCCGCGCCCGGTTGAGCGTGGTGTGCACGAAGACGTAGAGCGCCTGGTTGATGCTCTGTTCTCGAACCTGAAGCAGGTTTTCCCGGCATCTGTCAGCACCGCCTGGCGAAACCCGAAAGACGAAGCGGCAGCTAAGCGCCAGTGGATCGCTGCGTTCGCAGAGAACGGCATCCACAACAAGCAGCAGCTGTCAGCCGGCATGAAGTTGGCCCGTTCCAGCGGCTCACCATTCCTGCCATCACCCGGCCAGTTTATCGAGTGGTGCAAGCAGGGCGAGCATCGTGCCGCCGGACTGCCGGACGACGAAGAGCTGTATGACATGTTCCGCCTGTACTGCCGGGACCGGGGTATGTACGACAGCAGCGAGGATTTCCCGTGGCAAAGCCCGGCCTGCTTCCACATGGTGACGGCGGTCTACAACCAGATGCGATCGTTCAACCTGACCGATTCAGAGTGCCGCAAACGCCTGAGCGATGAGCTGCGCAAGATGTCGCGCCGGATTGAGTCTGGCGAAGAAATCCCGCCCCCGCGCAGGCAGATACCGCATCTTCACATCCCGACAAGCAGCGCAAAAGCGCTGGAGCATCTGGCCGACATCCGTCGTCGTTTTTCTCTGAAAGGTGGTCATCATGACTGAAGTGAACAACGTAATCAGCATGGCGCCGTACACAACCCGCGCCAGAGACATCGAATCGGCTAAGGAGTATCGCGACTGGCTGATTACCACTGTCGCCTCCATAACCACTGCAGACAGTAAATCGGACGATCTGAAGGTGGAAGCCTGCAACGGCATTCACGAGCTGTTTGAAGCCTTCATCGGATCGGCGCTCAGCCCGGATAACTACACCAAAGAGCTTCAGTACAAGGATGCTGCGCCATGACACAGGTAATTCACGGGCTGACCCGCGAGCAGTTGGTGGCGAGTGTATATGCGGATATTGATTCTGAAGCTCTGGAGGCGGCCCGGCGCATCATGAAAATCATGTACGGACCAATGCCAATTGGGGGCTCATGTCAGCTTCTCGCCAAGGTTCAGTGCGAAATCGTTGAGAGCATGCGCAAGGTAAATCAGCGCGATTCGCGTTCCGATAAGGGCGGCAAGAGAAAGGGTGGATTCTGATATGAGTAAAAACTTACCAACAGTGGTAGCGGAAAATTATCTGACTATCGCGCCAGACCTGACCATCAAGGTGGTTGTTCTTAGTGATGGCCAGAGAGTGATTCCTAAAGATGACATGAAGCGGGCTTGCGAGTGGTTGGGCGTTGATTTAAGCAGCCTTGAATCAGAGGCATTCTTCGGGGAAAAACAATGAACAAGCTAACCGCTGAAGTAGCACGCATGGATATTGGTCATCTACGTGAGCATCAGGCTAACCCGCACGTAGGCCTGAGCCTGAGGGAAGAGAAGTACCTGCAAGCCCTTGAGATTGCGCTGCCAGTGCTGGAGCAGCAGGAGAGCCAATGTCAGAAATGCGGCGGAACAGGCATGGCAGATAGCGGCGGCACACAGCCATGGGGCGAGCAGATTATGGTGGAGTGCGACTGCCAATTTGAGCAGCAGGGGAAGGCGGGCAAGTGCATGAAATGTAATGGTAAAGGATATATAGATTATCCAAATGGAAAGTGCCATGTTGAATGCGATGTGTGCAGCGGATCCGGTGATGGCAGGCAAACTAATCCCTCTGCCAACCTTCAGATTGATAATGATGGCTGGGTTGAGTGGGGTGGC